CGGTACCGTTTCGTAGCTCGCGCGCTCTCGTCGGTTTGCCGGGCGCGGTGCTCGTCGGTCTTGCGAACCGGCTTCCCGGTTTGCCGGCTCTCGTAGGTCGCGCGACCCGCCCGGCTCTTCGCCGCCTTCGCTTTGCGTTCGAGCTTCGGTAGCTCTTCGTCTTCGATCCATCGAATACGCTCGGCCCGGGCCGCCCGCTCTTCGGCGGCTCGATCCATTCCGCCCATTTCCCGTATCGATGCTTCGGCTGCTTTGCGACTACGGAACCCGCGACCGTGGTAGCGCTCGTGTACCCGGGTGTCGAATATCGCCCGCTCGCGCACTTCGTAGAACGGGCCGCCGAACGCGCCGCTACCGAATATATCGATAGTGTGGTACTCGCCGATTTGAAACACCCGCCCCGCGTGCTCGATCGATCCGGGCGGTACCGCGTCGTACTTCTGGTAGCGCCCCGAGTGACACCAATTGCTTATACGCTTTCGCTTTGCCATTGTGTCTACTTCCTTTCGTTCGAGGTTTGTAACTAACTTATCGCCAAACTTAGCAAAGTCTTAAATAGCAACATAACGAAGCGTTGTAGAGAACGAATAGAACGGCACGGCATTTCGCGAAACTACCGTAGGAAGAATCTTAAAAAAGTTTGTACGGGTTAAGGGGGCCGAGTTTGGCAGCGTTGACGGATGAACAGCAAACCGCGGCGGCGGATAGAGAATATCTAGCGGGCTTGATCGGGGGGTTAACTTCCGAGCGCGTGCGGCTTACCGTTTCCGATTGGGCGCGGGCGAAGCGATACCTACCCGCCGAGCTAACGACAAAGCCGGGTAACTACGACCCCGACTACACGCCGTACCTGATAGAGCCGATGGATCGGTTAAGCGCTAGTGACCCGTGCCGAAAGCTAGTCGTAATGAAGGGGGCGCAGGTTTGCTTTACTACGGGTATTCTCGAAAACTTTATCGGTTACACGATCGAGCACGATCCTTCGGGCTTCCTGTATATGAGTGCCGACGCCGACCTAACTAAATTGGGAATGGAATTGAAAGTAGATCGGATGCTTCACTTTTCCGGGCTAAAGCACTTGCTCGGCGCCGCCGACGGATCTACGAAGCGATCGGGCGATACCGCTATGCGTAAGGAATTCCCGGGCGGGTTCCTTATGGCGGCGGGCGCGCGGAACCCGGGTAAGCTGCGATCGACCGCGGTACGGAAGGGGGCGCTAGACGAGTGCGACGGTATGCCGCTCGTAATCGGCGGGATAGGCGCGGAAGAGGGGAGCCCGGTAGATCTATTCGAAAAACGAACCGACACGTACCGCAGTAGTCGTAAGATCCTCTACGGGTCTACCCCGCTCGTAACGCAGACTAGCGTTATCTACCCTCTCTTTATGCTCGGGGATCAGCGGCGCTATTACGTACCGTGCAGGCATTGCGGCGAAATGCAGGTACTCGAATGGCACGGGGTGCGCGAGGATAAAACCCCCTTCGGCTTCGTGTACGACTACGATAAGCACGGGCAGTTAATCGAAGAGAGCGTAGCTTATGAGTGTAAGCATTGTACCAAGTGGTTTTATAACTACGATAAATCGTGGTTCCTCCCGCGCGGCGAGTGGCGCCCGCACGCGCGAACGCAAGAGCCGGGCCTAACGAGCTACCATATACCCGCGTTTCTTTCGCCCGTTGGTATGTACGATTGGGCGGGCATTATCCAAAAGTGGGTAAAGGCTTGGGACGATTCGAACGATAGGCCGCGCGATCATATTAAACTACGTGCGTTCTATAATCTAGAACGGGGGCTGCCGTGGGAAGAGCGCGGCGAGTCGCCGAAGTTCGAGCGAGTGCAGCAACACCGCCGGGCGGTCTACACGTCGGGCACGGTTCCGAACGCGGCGGCGATCAAAGAAACGGGGGCCCCGGTAATTCTACTAACGTGCGCGGTAGACGTACACGGCGACCGCCTAGACGTAGAGGTACTCGGGTGGTGCCAGAATCGGCAAACGTATTCGATCGATTGGCTTAACTTCGGCGGGGACATTGACGACCTAGGCCCGCTCGGGCCTTGGGGCGGGCTTCGCAAACTATTAGAAGATACTACGTACTCGGGCGACGACGGGCGCGAGTACAGCATACAAACTACCTTGATCGATTGCGGGCATAAGGCCGACACCGTACACCAATTCTGTACGCAGTATTCGGCGGGCGTCTACCCGATTATGGGTCGCGAGCTTCCCGTTAAGGGGGCGCAATTCCGAGAGTTTAACGAGTTCGAATCGAAGTTCGGGAACCGCGGCTATAACATAACGGCGACGCTCTATAAAGACCGCCTAGCCGGGTGGCTTAAATTCGATTGGGAGGCCGATCAGCTACAGCCGCTCGGGTACCCGAATTACCCGAGCGACTACCGAGACGATTTTTTCCGGCAGTATGAGGCCGAAGAGAAAGTAGAGATAACCGAAGCGGTTACCCGGCGGCGCCTCGGGTTCCGTTGGCGGCAGCGGGGGCAGCAAGCTAATCACGCTTGGGATTGCAGGGTGTACGGTATGGCGGCTTTCGATCTGATCGTGCTAGACGTGTGCCGGCGCGAGCTTGGTACCGTTAAGATAGATTACGAGGCGTTCTTTAAGTACGCGACACCGCAACGGAATCGGGCGCAAGAGTGGAAGCCTACGCGGTTCTCGTGGATCGAGGGGGAAGAACGGACGCCGTTACCCTAGACTCCGGGGCGTGGAAGAGACCGACCGAACCGGGGCGCTCGTCGCCGTGCGAGCCTTGATCGCCAACCTAGAGGCGGCGCTAATCGCTCTCGTGGACCCTACGATAGAGACGTACCGGCTAGATACCGGGCAAGAGGCGCAATCGGTTACACGTCGGGATATCCCGCGCCTAACTACGGATCTAGAGGCGGCGTACGCTTTGCTCGCGGTGCTTTGCGTTCGCGGCACCGGGCGCGGGGTAGTTACCGTGTGCCCGGCGTACTAGCGTGGATATCCTAAAGCTAGTTTCTCAGATCGCTAAGCTACCCGCGCCGCCCGAGAGATTTTCGGTAGATGATCTGCCGCGGTACCAAGCGCATAGTAGCTTAGGCGGGAACCCGTACCCCGGGTACTCGGCTACGTGGGGCGGCGATAAGTGGTCGGGCAGCTTCGGCGAGACTAAGATTTTTTCGGCGAACTATTGGGAGCTACGCGCCCGTTCCGATCAGCTATTCCACGAGAACCTATACGCCCGCGGAATCGTTCGCCGGCTAGTTACGTCCGAAATCAATACCGGGCTAATGCTAGAGGCCGAACCGCTGTACGAGCTAGTGCCGTCGCTTTCGGAAGACGGCGCGCAAGAGTGGTCTAGCGAGACCGAAAATAGGTTCGAAATATGGGCCCGCACGCCGTCGCTATGCGACTACGAAGGCCGCCGAACTTACGCGCAATTACAAGAGACGATACGGCGTGAGGCGTTGGTATCGGGCGACGTGCTCGTAGTTCTGCGGCATCCCCGCACGCCGAACACCCCGCCCGCGGTGCAGATCATACGGGGCAGCCGGGTAGCCTCGCCGATAGATTCGGAACCGCGCAAGGGTAACCGCGTCGTACACGGCGTTGAGCTTGACCCGCGCGGGCGGCAAGTTGCGTATCATGTATCGAAGCCCGCCACGAGTCTAGGTAGCGCGCTAGAGACTACGCGTATACCGACGGTGGGCGAACGTTCGGGCAAGCGTGTAGCGTGGATCGTCTACGGTACGGATTTCCGGCAAGACGACGTACGCGGGCAGCCGCTCCTATCGATCGTGCTGCAGTCGCTTAAAGAGATCGACCGCTACCGAGATTCCGAACAGCGGGCGGCCACGGTTAACTCTTTGCTCGCTATGTTTATAACGAAGGAACCGGGCACGCTCGGTACGCTTCCCGTAACCGGCGGCGCCGTGCGGCAAGCCCGGGCGACGGGTACCGGGCTAGACGGGCAAGAGCGGCAGTACAATTTAGCCGGGCAATTCCCCGGGCTCGTCTTCGAAGAGTTAAACGCGGGCGAGGTTCCGAAGGCGTTCGATACGTCTCGGCCTAACGTAAACTACCCGGTATTCGAGGCCGCGGTACTTTCCGCCGTCGCTTGGGCGAACGAGATACCGCCCGAGGTTCTTCTACTTTCGTTCTCTTCGAATTACTCGGCGTCGAAAGCTGCGATAAACGAGTTTAAGGCGTACATAGCAAGGGTACGCAGTAGTTTCGGCTCGGATGTATGCCAGCCTATCTATTGCGAGTGGTTAGTAACGGAAGCACTCGCCGGGCGGCTCCCGAATTCGCAGGCGTTTCTATCCGCTTGGCGTGATCCGGCTAAGTTCGTCGAGTTCGGGGCGTGGGTTCTCGCCGATTGGGGCGGCCCGGTTAAGCCGAGTATCGAGCACGCTAAAGACGTGCAGGCGTACATTAAGGCGATCGAGGCCCGGCTTATCTCGCGCGACCGTGCGACTAAAGATCTGTACGGCGTACGGTTCGCGGTAGTCGCCCGACGTATCGCCGGGGAAGATAAGATTATGGCGGCTCTCGGGGCCTCGGGGATCGATGCGCTAACGGGCGCCGCGCCTCCCCCGCCGCCTACGATCGTCGCACCGCCGGCACCGGGCGCACCGCCGGCACCGGGCGCACCGAAAGCGCTTACCGAGGCGCGCATACTAGAACTCGCGCGCGAGGTATACGACGACGCGCAAGACGAAGAGCCGGCGCCGCCGGTACTAGAGGTAGCCCGATGATTCTTCCCGGCGTGTGGCTTATGCCGCAGCACTTACTAGACTCGTACGGCGAGATCGAGTGGCGGCCTACCGACGAGGAAGTACAGGCGTTTATTACCCGGCGTTCGCGTAGCGGGGGCGGGGAAGATCTTTTCCTACGTGACGACGAAGGCACCGCGCGTATACCGATCGTCGGCGTTCTTACCAAAGAGCCTAGCTTTTTCTTCGATCTCTTCGGCGGCGGCTCGTCGGTCTACGGCGATCTAATCGAGGCCGTGCATACCGCCGACGGCGACCCCGGCATAACGCGTATCGTTCTCGATATCGACTCGCCCGGCGGCGACGTGTCGGGGCTCTTCGAACTCGTGCAGGCGATCGCGGGAACCTCTACGCCTATCGTCGCCGAGGTAACCGATATGGCGGCGTCGGCGGCCTTCGCGGTCGCGGCGGCTACGGATTCGATAGTGGTAAATAACCCAATGGCTTCCGTAGGATCTATCGGCGTAGTAACCCGGCGCTTCGTGGGCGAGGGGGTCGTACGGATTACTTCCACGGCTGCCCCGCTTAAAGCCGCCGACGCGGGAACGCCCGAAGGCGTGGCGGCGATCAAGGCCGAACTAGATGCTATACACGCGGAGTTTGTAACGATTATCGCGCAAGGCCGATCGGCCGCACTCGGGCGCGAGGTTACGACCGAAGAGGTAAACGCCGAGTTTGGGCGTGGCGCTATCGTTCTAGCGGGCAGAGCGCTTGCCGTGGGTATGATCGATGGTATAGCTTCGGCGTCATTCGAGACGAGAAACCCGGGGCGCGCCCCGGATACAGGAGCGCAAACAATGGCAGACCGACTAACGCTCGAAAGCTTCCGCGCGGATAATCGCGAGCTTTACGATTCGATCCGTACCGACGCACGCGCAGAGGGGCATTCCGAAGGGGTGGCAGTCGAACGCGATCGCGTCGCGGCGCATTGCGTAGCGGGCGGGAATACGGGTAATACGGCGCTAGCTTTGGAATTGATCGCAGATGGTTCCGCGTTCTCTTCGCAGGCGGTACAGGCGCGCTACTTGGGCGCCGCCCGGAACGCGGGGGACGACGCCGCGCGACGTGGAGACGATACCGACGCCGACCCGGGTAGCGGGGCCGACGCGGCAGCCGCCGCCGACGCGGGGAAGGCGAAGGCGAATACGCCCCCGGGCGAGCTTTCCGACGAGCAAGTAGAAGCGATCTTTAACGAAGTCTAGACGGGCTTCGGGGTTAGGTCGCGGGCAGGGAAACGAGTTTCGAAAGGTAGGGGGGCAGACCGATGCCGAGTGGCGGTATGGATATCCAATTCAATGACATTTCCACGGTTAAGCGGTTCGATCTCGAATTCGATACCGGGGTATTCGATCCGGTAGCGGGCGCCACGCTTTACGCCGAGGGTACGATCCTCGGGCGGGTTACCGCGGATTCGAAGCTGCGCCCGTGGACGGCTGCCGGAACGCACGGGGCAGGTACCGCCGTTATGGTCGGGGTACTCGGCACCGATCGTACGTCGAACGCGGTTCCCGACGACGAGAATATCGAGTTCATCGTCGCGGGCGGCGTGTACGAGGGAGAGCTTATCATCGACGGCGCCGCGAAGGGTGCGGGCATTACGGAACTTATCAAGGATCAGCTTCGGCGAGAGACCAACATTATCCCGCTCGACGCTACGGATCTTTCGCTACTCGATAACTCGTAGCGCGACGGGGTACGACGGATAGAAACCAAGGCCCCCGAGAGCGGGCCGATGTTAGGGGGGTGGCATGGCTACCGAGATCTTTCGAAAGAAGTTGCTAGAGAAGTTCGTACAGGACCGCGGGCCCGATCTCGCGCTTTCTTCGAAGTTCGTTGTACGCCCCGGGAACATTTCGAATACCGAAAAAGTAGCTATCGATATCGAACGGTACGACGAGGATATCTCGCCCGTCGTTACCGCGTTGGAAGGCCCGACGCTCAACACCGCCGATCAATGGACGACGAAGGAATGGACCCCGCCCACGATTAACGAAGGGGCGGCGATCGACG